TGCCTATGGATGAACGATCCAATGGAAGGTATGGTAAACCTTGCCCCATGAAATGTTTTGTTCCCAATCCTAAATGATATGCCCAATACTCACTCCCGAACCCTTGTACGATTGTTCCATCGGTTGATATGGCAACGCAAGTTGCAACCTTGTTATTGGCTTGTGTCCAAAACTGAAAGGTCAATTCACCGCTTCCATTACCCGCAGTGTGGTGCAGATAGATTTGGGTTTTCTTAACCGCCTCACGGTTGTATGCCCTGAATGGTACTTGTTTAATTTTCATCTTGTTTCTTTGATGCCCCAAAATAAAATGATACTACCATTGTCACAATGGATGTCACCCCACCCGCAATGGTAAAATAAATGTCCTTTTGATCCGTTGGAAAATCCCAAAAGATAATTGAAAATAGGATGGCGTAACTCAATGCCAAAATTGAAATGGCTACAATGCCCGTGATGTTTGTCTTAAAATTGTTCATCCTTGACCTCTGCTTTCCTTTTTTGATTTGTGTTTATTGATATGCTTGGTATGTCTACCCAATTTAATCCGTGGTTTTTTACGGAATGTACTTGAATTGCTTTTTACTTTTGTTGCCATAGGTATAAACGGAAATACTCAAAATCCTCCTTGCCACCCTCCTCAACATAATTCAAATAAGCGTCATAAGCTGGTCCTTTCAACTCAACTGCCACAACACTTGTATCCAACCCCGCACCAATCATCTTGGCACACAACATTTCGGTCTTAACTTCCATGGCTTCCATTTGGGCTTCAGCCACCTCAACTTTCTCTTTTAACGCTTTCTTTTCTTCCACCTTTGCCTCAACCATCTTTTGTGATGTCATACGAGCCATTTTCGTGACTTCTCCCGCCTCTTTGATGTGTGATTGGATGCGTTGCATTAACACCTCAAATTCATCCACTTGTGGGGCTTGTTTTGCGGTCACACTTGTGAACCAATATCCCACACTGAAAACAATGGTAAAAATGATTAAAAGGTTTCTCATAACTTATTCAATGTTTCTTTGATGCGGATCTCGGTCATGGCACTTGCCAACAAAGAATCCGATTGTTTTAACTTGATTTGCATGATTTCAATTTTTTTGTCCAACGCATCAATCTTGGCATTGGCTTGTTCAATTTGTTCTTTATACCCCGTACGCAAATCAAAATACATATACCCAACAGCCACAAGCATACAAAAAGCCACGGCAGCAACTGGGTTTTTACGAAATTGGTCAAAATCAATGGGTAACCCATTAGGGATTTTTTTGGCGGTCATTATTCAATAGGTGGGAATGGTGGTGTTACAACTTCAAATTCTGTGGGCGTTCCGAGTATTGGCAATAAAGATTCATCAAAAACAATGTACCAAAATTGCGGTGTGTTCAATTCTGCAAACTGATAATCAACCCAATTCTGCGTTACATCATCGGGAGCAACGGGGATGCCGTAGTAAGCATCACACAACTCACGGGCATTGATTGCTTCTTGTTCGGTTATGTATTGATATCCTTTAATAGATTGCATAGTAAGTATTTATGTTAGTTGAAATTCCTGTTCTATTTGCGCTTTGGTCATTTGAATATATAATAATTTCCTGCAAAACACCTGCAAAATTATAGCTACTACCATAATAAGCAATAGAATCTATAATTGCATTATTACTGGAAACGCTATTATTGTATGAATTATTTGAATTATTAAATTGACCAACTGCTTGTGTAGAATTTCTACGATTTAAGTACGCTAAATGTTGAGTATTTTCCGCTCCCGATGCAGAGGTATTTGAAAGGGCTGTTCTAATTATTCCAGTGCCTGTGTACGCTGTTGGATTTCCTTCATTGTCAACATCATCACCCATATAATCACCGAGATTTCTTGAACCCGCTAAAATTATACTTGTAGTCCCTGATTGATTTGATTTTTTACTCACCCATAAAATCGTAAATGGATTTGTAGTTATACTGCTAAACTGCATATAGTTTGTATTGGCACCAGTAAATTGAATTGCTGATTTAGAATTTTCAGTTATCACTGCACCACTACTAACTATCTGCGGTTGATTTATTGCCGTTGTTTGTGTTGCATTTCTACCATTTCCACTTTGGTCATACCAAGTAGTAACAAATCCATTTGTGCCACTACAAAACGATGTTAAGGAAGTTGTGTCAAGGTTTCCACTACCATCAAACCCAATGTTTTGTTCAGTGTTGTCGCTTGACCTACGCACACGGATTGCATTGCCCGTGTAATCGGATTTCAACAAACGCACGGAATATGCTGCGGCTGCACCTGGATAAGTGTCCAATAATCCCACATAAGGGGCAGTACCACCAACGGGCGTTCTTCCGCCAACCCTTATGCCGACACCAATACCAAACATTAGTAATTGTACATTACAACCGATCCACTCGTCAAAGTGATTGATGAAATATAACTACCATCGGCAACGGCAATGAATGTGCCTTGCTTTAATGTTACACCACTCAATCCCAATGAACTCATCAACGATGCACTGGCTTGGTCTAAAATAGCCGATACAACCGCATCACTATTTACCACAAACCCACGGAATCTTCCCGTGTTGGCACTTGTGTTGGAAACAACGGTACACCCCGTGTAACCCGCTGAAAAGGAACTTGCTGAAATACTCATGTCTATAAAACGATTAGATGGTTATTTGTTCCACATTCTCCGCACCATAAATGGATACCAAGGCATCGTACACGGCATTCACCAACAATGATTCTGCGGGGATTGTTTCGTACGCTACCACTGATAATTCAAGGTTGGAAAAAGTGGTGTTAAAATCTTCAATGCCTTGAATCGGGGCTTTGCCTTCTGCCAATGCTTGAACACTTGCAAAAACAAAGGTTGCGATTTGGGCGGGAATGATTCCGTCTTTTTGACTTTTTACATCTGCGTAACCTTCTGCGATTACTACTACTGAACCCGATGGGATTGATAAACCGCTTGTTAGGTTTACATTGCTTAAAATTTTTATTGCTTGCATATTATTGTCTTTTACAAAATTAGAATAAGTCGTTCCAAGTGCTACCATTATAGCAACACAATTTGTTAGTTGTTGAATCGTAAACCACCAATCCACTTGCGGGTGTGGCAATGGCGTTCTTTTGGGTTGTGGTCATTACGGGTGGTAAAAATCCACGAGTGGTGCTGTCTATTGTCAATGCAGCGCTTGCATTAGGTAGCCCACCGATAGAAACCGTTTGGGCTTGAAAACGAACACGACTCAAACTTGAGCCAAAATCTAAAGCAAAAGGTGCATTATAAAATGACATTACTTCTGAGCCATCACTTCTTTGAAACAATAAATCCCCTTTAGTAGTTAATCCCGACCCAAAAATTGCACTTAAATCATCCCGAACAGTCAACGCAGCCGTTCCCGCACTATTCTGCACCAAAAGCGATGTAGTGGCGGATGTTGAGCCACTGCCTTTGACTTGCAATGTGGCGGTTGGCAACGATGTAGTACCGACACTCATAGCATATCTTGCCGTTATTGCCGAACCACTATAAACGGCAAAATCACTGCTATTTCCTAATACAACACGAGAATCATCTAAAACTTGTAACGCCAATGTTCCCGCACTATTCGCTACCGATAATGCTGTCGTGGCGGATGTTGTTCCAACTCCCTTAATATCAACTCTTGCACTTGGATTATTTAAGCCAACCCCCAACCTATTATTGGTATCATCCCAAAACAAGTTAGCGGCATCACTGGCAAACGCACTTCCATTGCTGAACTGAATAGCACCACTCACACCGCTTGGTGGGGTTGTAGGGGTTACAATATCTCCCGAACCCAATACACTTGTGCCATTAATGGTCTTGATGTTCGTGCCACTCACCAAAACGGGTTGCAATGCCGTTCCACCTTGTGTTAGGTTGTTTGTGAAGTTTACACCCGTTGTAGACACTTCCATTGGCAAGTTGTTACCATTACCATCGGACAAGGTTTTAAGTGTGCCGTCTATTGGGGCGTTGTCGCCCGTTTTTATCAACCCTGGGTATGTTCCCGCTGGGGTTAAGCCGTTTAATGAAGTTCCCATATTATATATTATTCCAAGTGTCGTTAATTGAATTCCATTGTGTGTTGATTTGTTGCCATTCCAATGTTGCAAATGTAGGGTTACGGGTTATTTGCCCGATGCCTTGCGCCCACAAAGTGCCATCACAACATTTCTTTGAATAGGTGTTTTGGTTTTTGCACAAACACGCCCGTGTTCCACCGCCTTGTGGGGAACTCCGTGATGGTGTTTTCCACCCGTTCTGCGTATTGTTTGGGTTATTTGGGTTGTTCCAATTGCTCATTTTCTTATCAATAAAAGTATTAAAAATAGTAACCCCAATAACAAAGCCACGCCAATGCCCACCATTTGTGGAATCTTGAATCGTTCTTCATAATACACTTGGGGAACACGGATGGTTTTTTGTATTCTAATCGTGTCGGGCTTGACAATTGTCTTAATTCGTATCACATCGTGATTGCGATATACAATCGTTTTAACGCCATCTTTTTCTATTGTGAGGGTATCTATCGTTTTTGTGACGAAAGTGTCCGTAATGGTCACGGAATCGGTCAAAATGATGGTATCAATCACATGGGTGGTTGGTTTAATGATTGACGGATCCTTTTTGATGGCTTTTTTCAAATGCCACTGTGCTGAACAACCCGTTAACATCACCAAAATGATGGTTGCCTTTGTGAACAACTCACACTTCACCTTATTGATGGTTTTCAACTGCGTCATGTAATTGGTCAATTTCTTGACCTTTTCATCCTTTGGCTTGTATGTCTTTTTTACAAGTTCCACGATACATAGTTTGATGGGTTGGTGTTTGGGTATTCACCAGCTTGTTGGTCCTCGGTGTATTGGCTAAACAATTGTGGGTAGTATGCCAAATAATCCACAACCCTTCTTCGGTAGGTTTCAGCGATGTTGCGTTGGCGTTGAACCAATGTATCAATCTCACTTTTATCGGGTAATGTGGTATTCTCGGGGGAATTTCTAACAATACCCGCATTGCTCACCTCATAACCATGAAATAAAAGGAAATCCGCCATTGCATAGTGAATCAACATGGGTTGTACATAATGAGAAACCAAAGTTTGGTAATTGCCCGTCA